GTGATTTTGAATTAGGGCCATTAGGTGATTTTGGAGTTGAAGTTGTTAGAACTCCTGTGACAGTAACAACAGATTTCAGTGGAAATAAAAATTATACAAATGGAACAAATGAAACAATAGAAGTAGTATTTGAAGTTTATAATGAAAAGCATAATTTAGATAAATCAGGATTAACAAAAGTTTATGATGCTAAGATGTTTTTAAAACCAAATCAAACATTAAATAAATATGATAAAATAACTTATGATTCAAAAGTGTATATGGTTAAAGAAGTAAGTATTAGAAATTTTAATGGAACTACAATTTTTCATGTAGCAGGATTATTTTATCTAAAAGAAGAATAATGAATGAAATTCAAAGGTTATTAGATAAAGCATTGCCAAATATTGCCAGGCGATTATTAAATGAATTAATAATTACTTGTCCTGTGGATACTGGAAGATTAAGATCAAGTATTAAAGTAAAATCAACAGATGAAGGTTTAATTATTTGGATGGTAGAATATGGAAAGTATGTAGAATTTGGAAGAAATCCAAGAATAATTGTTCCAACAAATAAGAAAGCATTAGCATTTAAAAAAGATGGAAAAACAATAATAGTAAAAAAGGTTAGACAAGGAGCAGTAAGGCCAAATCCTTTTATTCGAAATGCAATCCAAAATAAATTAAGAAAGATTATAATTGAAGAAATCAGCAGATAGACAACAATATTTAAATACTTTAATGAATTTAAAAAATAAACCAAGAGGTTAAATTCAAGTGAATATACAAAAAATAAAGCAAGAGCAAGTAGTATTTTTAAGAAATCAAAATGTATTTACTATAACTCAGCGAGGAGTAACAACGGCAAATGCAACTGGAACACTTTCTGGAACAAAAGTTATAACAATTGATAAAATAAATGTAAAAAATATTAGAAGTATAATAGTTGATTCAGTTTCAAAATCAATTGGTACAGATTATACAGTTAATTATAAGCATTCAACAGGTTGTGTTATTACCTTTGGATCCAATCAAACAGGAGATTATGTAGTTTCGTACGATTATGGTCATGACAAAATTTATCCAGATTTTCCAAGGGATGATTTAACAATTAGTTCATATCCAAGAATTGCAGTAGATATTTTAAATGTAGGAATAGATGCTTTTGGAATTGGAGGAAGTCAGTTTATTTCAAATGTTTCTTTTACAATTGTTATTTATTCAAATAATACAGATGATTTAGATAGTTATATTCAAACAATTAAAGATTTATATATATCAAATTCAAAAGAATTTTATTATCTTAAATTTATTAAACCAACATTAATTGGGCCAACAATTAATAGTTTAGAAAGATCTAATGAAATAATGTCAAAAAACATAGATTTATTGGGAATGTTTAATGTGGATACAGCAGAATGAATAACAAAGAATTAAAAAAATTAATGACCAATTTAGCAAAAGGGAAGATTTCAAAGGAAGAGGTAGATATGGTTATAAATAAGGAAAAAGTCGCCCAGAACAAGCCTATTAAGAAATTTAAAGGAAAGAAATATACTCATAAGAGAAAGAAATCAATTAAAGTACGGGAGGTTAAACAATGACACAAAATTATTTAGGAGGAGGAAGTACAGTAGCACTTTATGCTTTTGAAGATATGGATGGTTGGACCAAAGCAGCAGCAAGTCATACAAAAAGTGCTGAAACTTATGTACCATTTGGACAAGGAGTAGAAGTAACAGTTACAAGAAACAATAATGCAGAGAGAGTTTTTGGAGTTGGTGCACGAAATGCAACAGCTACAGTAAATAAGAATTATGGTGGAGCTTTGACAGTAAGTGGAGTTCTTTCAAATGCTTATTGGTTATTAGGAGTTTTAGGAGCAAATGAAGATGGAGGAACAGTCGGGGCATACACTCATACTTACACAGAAGCAGATATATTACCAAGTTTTACAACTATAACAAGTTTTGAATTAGGAACAACAGATTTTGCAAGTGATTTGATTGGATGTGTAATAAATTCTTGTACAATTTCAGCAGCAGTAAATGAGGCTTTAAAGTTTAGTCTTGAAGGAGTATATAGATATGAATCACTTGGAGAAACTAAGACATCAGATAATGCAGATGTAGAACCAGTATTTACTTTTGCACATGGAAGTATAGAAATGCCAGATGGAACAACTATTGCAGCAGTTCAAAGTTTTGAATTAACAATAGTTGAAAATGCAGAAGCAATATATGGTATTGGAAGTAGATTTATGACAGGAGTAGTTGCAAAAAATAGGGAATATAATTTTTCTATGACTGCAGCATTTAATGATTATACTGATTTATTGACATATTTTATGAATGGTACCAGCACAGCAACAGCACCAACAACAGGAAGTGGAACAGAAATAGCAACTTTAGAATTAACATTTACAAATGATGATGGGGATATTTTAGATATTAATTTAACAGGAATTCATTTAAATGAAGAAACATTACCACAAACACCAAATGAAATTATAAAAGAAGATGTAACTGGTTGGGCAAGAGCATGTACAAATGTTATTTATACAAATGATGTGGAAACAGCACCTAAAGCAGCAACAAATATAGAATAATGGTTGAAAAAATTATTCCAGATTTGGGTATTGATGCAAAGAAAAGAATTATTGAACAGACAAAGAATATTCCTTTATTAGTTAATGGAAAAGAAATCTTAATTAAAATTAGGAAATTAAGTACTGGTGTAAGAAATAAAATCAGAAGTGAATGCACTAAGACAACTATTCTTGGAGGACAACCACAAGTTAAGGTTGATGAAACAGAAATACAAGAGAAAATCTTAGCAAAAGCAATAGTAGAAGCACCTTTTGAAATTTCAGTAGAAATAATAAAGAAACTTCCTTTTGATGTAACAGATTATATTTTTGAAGAATATAGTCAATTTGCAGAACCTACTCAAAAAAAAAATTTAGAATTAGAGAAAGCCTAAAAGGAAATTATCTTGATGATCCAGGAATATCAGAAGAATTTACTTATTGGTTTTTTGCTAATCGGTTTGGTTATACCCCTAATCAAGTGGATAATCTTCCTTATGATAGGATGGTATACTTTTTAGAGTTAGAAAGAGAACTCAAAAAGCAAGAAAAATTAAGCATGAATAAATAAAAATGGTAGAAGGATTTGAAATAAAAGTTCCAATCACTTTAAAAGGTGGTCAAGAAGGAGAAAAAGTTGGAAAGCAAATAGGAGAAAACATAGCATCGCAGCTAAAAAGAAATCTTAAAGCAATTAATATTGGGGGAACAGGAGGAACAGGAAGTGATATTACAGGAATGCTTGGAGTGACAAAAGGACTTAAAGGAGTAACAACAAAATTAGGTGTTGTTGGGGCAGCAATTGCAGCATCAGTAGGATTATTATCAAAAGCAAGTCCATATTTAAAAGGGATATTAAAGATTTTTGGTAGGGCATTTATGATTTTTTTTAGACCATTTGGAGATTTTTTGGCTACTTTATTAAGACCATTAGCAATTTTAATGATGAAGATGGCTGTTGCATTTTTAAAATGGACAAGACCAATAAGTACCAAAGTAAGAGAATCTGTTGCAGAGGTACCACAAATTAAGAGAACAGGAATGATATTGCCAGATATTGGTGTTGGATTAGCAAACTGGGCATTGAAAGTTGGAGCAGCATTTGGTACAGTTATTGTAGAAATAGGTAAAAGTGCTTTTAATCTTGGGACAAAAATTGGAGAATGGTTATTAAAGTATGTTATAATTCCTGCTGGAGAATGGCTTGGAACAAAACTTTTTGGAATTTGGTCATGGACTAAAGATTTTTCAAAATGGTTATGGGAAAAAATAACAAGTATTTGGTCATGGGGGGATAATTTTCCTGGATGGATTTGGAGTAAAATAACAAATATTTGGAGATGGGGTTATGATTTTGGTTATTGGATTTGGGGAAAGATAACAAAGATTTGGTCTTGGGGGTATAATTTTGGAAGTTGGTTGTGGGGAAGAATAACAAGTATTTGGTCTTGGCATTATAATATTGGTTCTTGGTTATGGAATAAAATAACAAACGCATTAGGTCATTTTAGTTTTGGTGGATTTTCAAGTAGAGGTTATGCCACTGGAACACCTTTTGTTCCAGAAACAGGATTATATCAATTACATAGGGGAGAAGAAGTTATTCCAAGAACAAAAGTAACACAGAATAAATCAACAATTTTAAATCCAACATTTAATTTTAATGGGAACGTAACACCAGAAATGGATATGGATGAAATAGCAAGACGTACAAGCAGGGTTATTGAAATGGAATTAAAACAAAAGGGGATAATATGAGTAATACAACTTTAAACGGGGTAGTTTTACATAATGGTTCAAATGCAATAATAATTGAAAATAATTGTAAAAAAGAAGGTATTTTATCTGTATTGCCACTTTATTTAAGTGATTCTGATTCAACTGATGTTTTTGATTTTGGAGGAACAATTAAAACAATTAATTTGACAGGAACTTATATTGGAACAAATCTTGCAGCAAGTAAAAATTGGTTAGAATCTGTTGAAGCATTAATTCAAGGGCATCAAGATATTGAAGCAGGAGCACCTTATACTTTTGTAGATGATCTTAGAGGAACAATTAAAGTAAAAATTCTTGATTTTAATACTAATTGGAGGGAAGCAAATACCGCAAGAATTGATTGGACAATTAAATTGGTACAATCAAGCACAAATGCATAATGGGAAATAAAAGAATTTATTTAGGAAGAGAAAATAGCAAGTATGCAAAGATAGTAGGGGGGGCAATTATAACAATTACTTCTTTATTTTTTGTTTTAATGGCAGTAGGATTTGAAATAACTGGAAGTAATGATAATTGTATTGGAACATTAGATAACCCTTGTGTTTCCTATGGAAAGATTTGTAATTTAGGGCCAAATAATTATGATATTTATAATTCTGAAGGGATTAAATTAGATTTCTCACCAACAATAAAAGATTATTGGATTTTTTTTAAAGATGGGAGAGTTAAAAAGGAATTTCTTTATAATTTAGGAGTAAATTGTTCTACAAAAGGTTGGAGATATGAAAATTTTACAAATTTAACAAAGCCAAGAAAGGATAGAATATATGTTCATAGATTTGCGAGGTATAATTGCCAGGATTATATGTTGGTTGGATTAAAAGAAAATCCAAATGATATAGTTAAGTGGGGTTTTGGTGTTGAAAAAGAATATTTAGATCCTTTTTGGTATGGTGTTGGAAATGAAACAGCAGATATTTCTGTTAGTACGATTCTTATGGAATTAGGTAGTCAAGTTAATGTTTCTGCAAACATCACTGGAGTCGGAACAGTTTGTGTTGATGTAGATCACCCTGATTATGGAATGGAATATGCTTGTGGTTCTCCAAATGCTCAATTTTTATTTAATATTTCATACTTTAGAAAAACAGAATTAAATGATTCAAGTACTACAAAAAACTTAAGTTTTAGTGGCCCACAAAATCAAACAATTTATATTGAAAGCCATCAGTATGATAAAATTATAAATTTGACTATGAACTTAACAGGATATATACATAATGGAACTTATCCTAAAATTAAGATTTATATAAATAATAGTTTGAGTAATACAATTAACACCGTTACTGCAGGGGTTATGGATGTTAATGAATTAACTGATGAATCTACAGAAAAAAATTATTCTTTTATCAAGAGTTCAACATTAAGTGATACATTTAAAATCCAAAAAGAGGCTACAGTTAATTCTGCACATTTTAATCTTAGTGGATATAATAGTGATGAGTGGGTTTATACAAATAATAATTTTAATGCTCTTCACCAAGAAAAAGAAATGGTCTGGGATGGGAATCATTTTTGGTTATTATCTTGGGATTGGATTGGTGGAGAACAAAGTACTGTTTATAAATATGATATCAATCTTAATTATTTAGGAGAATCTTATGGGATAGGAGGAGATAGTATAAGTGATTTTATTTCTACCTTGGCATGGAATGGATCAAATTATTTTGGACTTTCAAGAGGTCTCGTAACTTGGTACAATTCAACATGGGATGTACAAGGAAGTTATGGTACTGGTGTTCTTGAACTAAGAGGTATAGCTTGGAATGGAAGTAATTGGTTTTATAGTGATGGTGCAACAGATTCAGACATAAAGGAATATGATGCAATGTGGAATTATATTAGGATATATTCTAATGTTGGCGTAGATGTAAATGAGATGGTATGGAAAGAT